GTATGGGATTAGCAGCATTCAACAGAATGAGAAAACAACAGGAAGAATTAAATAAAAATAAACTATCGCCAGTAACTGATAATGATTCAGAGAAAAAATCATTAAAAGATATGACAGTCGATGAATTAAAATTATATGCAGAAGAAAAGGGAATTGATATAGGCAATAGCACAAGTCAAAAAGGTATTCTTAAAAAGATTCAAGATGCAGAAACAATAGAATAGGAGTTGATCCTAATGCTAGAAAATGAAAAATTAAATAAGTTAAAGGGTCTTTTAGGCATCGATGTATTAGATATAAAAAAAGATAATAGTTTATTATTTGCTATTGATGATGTTGAGGAAATAATAAAAGGTCATTGCCACATTGATGAAATTCCTACAGGCTTAAATAATACTGTAATGAGAATGTCCATGGATTTATATAGAAATGAGAACCTAGGTGATGAAAGCATTGCTCTAGGTTCTATTTCGTCTATATCAGAAGGCGATACAAGCACCAATTTCAGAAGTTCTGCAAGTGAGTTTAAGGATAGCTTATTAAAGGATTATAAGAGCAAACTTAATAAATATAGAAAAGTGGTGTGGTAATGAATAATGCAATATTGCAAGCTAGGAAGCAACACAGAAAAGCTATTGAAAGTAAGTATGAACATATCTGTACAGTTATTGAATATCAAAAGGTTAAAGATCTAGTAACTAAGATAACTAGTTCAAAAGAAGTTATTGTGTTAGAGGATAAACCTTGCAAGCTTTCTTATTCCACTGTGAAGAGTGCTACAGAGACTGAAAATGCTTCAGCACTACAACAAGTAGTTAAGTTGTTTATTGCTCCTGAGATAGTTATTAAAGAAGGTTCTAAGCTATCTATTACAAAAGATAATAGAACAACAGAGTACAAAAATAGTGGAATACCTGCAGTATTTACCTCACATCAAGAAATAGTCTTAGAATTATTTAAAGGGTGGGCCTAATATGGGTAAGTGGGGAAGTTGTGATTTTAAACAACTTAAAAGACTTCATGAGAAAATGCAGAAATTAGATGTTAATCAGATAACTGAAATTTGTACATCTCTAGTAAATGAACTATCTGCAAGACTATTGAGGAAGGTTATAAAACGTACTCCTACAGGTGTTTATCCAAGTCATGTACATTTTGTTACTAAAGATGGAAAAGAAGTAGATTTTGATGTTGCTAAAAAAACTGGTGGAACTTTAAAAAGAGGTTGGACTATTGGTGAAATAGTTAAGGTAGGTAATACTTATGAAGTAGAAATAATAAATCCAATTATGTATGCATCTTATGTGGAGTTTGGTCATAGAACTAGAAATCACAAAGGCTGGGTAAAAGGTAAATTTATGATGACTATAAGTGAAAAGGAATTAGAGGCCCAAGCAACTAAGATTATAGAAAAAAGAATCATGCAATATTTGGAGTGGTGTTTCAATGGTCAATAAAATAATAACTGGAATATCCCAGAAGTTAGATTCAGAATTTAATTCATCAAGTGATCAGTATGATATTCATACTGAAAGTTTAGAGCAGGGTTTAGAAGAACCTTGCTTCTTTATTTTCAGTTTAAAACCAATGCAAACTAAGATTGTAGGAAACAGGTATTTTAGCAATCAATCTTTTGATGTTCAATACTTCCCTAGTAATCAGCTTATAGATGGAGAACTCAAAACAAACTATGAGTTAAATGAAGTTGAGGGAAGGCTTATGGATGTGTTGGAGTATATAACAGTTGATGGAGGCATTGTAAGAGGTACAAAGATGAATGCCGAAACAATTGATAATATACTTCATTTTTTTATTAATTACAACATGATAGTCAAGAAAGATATTGCTAAAGAAGACTCCATGGAAAACTTGAAAGTTAATACAGGATTGAGGTGATGATATGACAGTAAAAAAGTCGGTTCCAGAAGAAAAAATAATAAAATTCACAAAAGAACAGATTTTAAAAAGTAAGAATTACAGAACTAAAAAGGATTTAATTAATGCCCTTTTAGTTAATGGTCGATCTTATAAATTAATTGACGTTGACAAAATGATAGAAAGTTTTATGAAAGAAGGTGTAAAATAAATGGCTTTAGGTGGAGGAACATTTCTTACTCAAAATAAAGTGTTACCAGGTGCTTATATAAATTTTGTAAGTGCTAGTCGTGCTAGTGCTACCCTATCTGATAGAGGTTATGGTGCTATGGCTTTAGAATTAGATTGGTGCCCAGATGGTGAAGTATTTACAGTAGAAAGTGAAGATTTAAAAGAACATGCTTTAAATATATTTGGATATGATTATACACATGATAAGTTAAAAGGTATTAGAGATCTATTTAAGAATTTAAAAACAGGTTACTTGTTCAAATTAAATGGTGGTGTTAAGGCCAGTAATACTTTTGCAACAGCTAAATATAAAGGCATCAGGGGTAACGACATAAAGATCATTATTGCAGTTAATGTAGATGATGCAGCTAAGTTTGATGTTACTACATTTTTAGATACAACAGTAGTTGATACACAAACAGTAGCTATTGCAAGTGAATTAATTGATAATGACTTTGTAGACTTTATTACAACAGCCACTCTTGCGGCTACAGCAGGTATTAATCTTGCAAGTGGTACAAATGGAACTGCAGTAACAGGAACAGAGTATCAGGCATTCTTGGATAAAATAGAAAGTTATAGTTTCAATGCTCTTGGTTGTCTATCTGCTACAAGCACAATTATCGATTTATTTATTGCATTTACAAAGAGAATGAGAGACGAAGTGGGGGCTAAGTTCCAAACAGTAGTTTATAGAACTTCAAGCGACTATGAAGGTATTATATCACTCGAAAATACTATTTTTGATAGCGATGCAAATGCAGCTTCTCTTATTTACTGGTTAACAGGAGCTGAGGCAGGATGTGAAATTAATAAGACAGTTACTAACAAGAAATATGATGGCGAATTTACTGTTAATACAAATTATAAGCAAATTCAATTATCTGATGCCATTAAGGCGGGAAAATTATTATTTCACAAAGTTGGAAATGAGGTTAGAGTATTAACAGATATAAATACATTTATATCATTTACAGATGAAAAGAATAGCGATTTTGCTAGCAACCAAACTGTCAGAGTATTAGATCAAATTGCTAACGATAATGCTGCTTTATTTAATACTAAGTATCTCGGTAAAATTCCTAATGATGCTAGTGGGAGAATTTCTTTGTGGAGTGATATTGTAGCTTATAATAGACAATTAGAACAAATTAGAGCTATAGAAAACTTTGATGCTGCAAGTGTAGTAGTTGACCAAGGAACTATAAAAAAGAGTGTTGTTATAGGCCAGAATGTAACTGTAACCAATGCAATGGAACAATTATACATGACTGTCGTGGTTGAATAAAGAAGGGAGAGTGTAAAAGATGAATCAAACAATGAATGCAAAAGATGCGGTAAGTGGTTCACAAGCAGAGTGCTTTATCACAATAGGTGGAACTAGGTATAATTTCATGCAAATTATTAAATTTGAATCTAAAATCGATAAAACAAAAACTAAAGTACCAATTTTAGGAAAGACAGGTAAAGGAAATAAGGCAACTGGATGGGAAGGAACTTTCACTGGAACAGCACATTACAATCAATCTATAATGAGAGAAATGCTATTGAAGTACAAAGAAACTGGTGAAGATACGTACTTTGATGCTCAAGTAACTAATGAAGATCTTTCATCATCTATTGGGAGACAAACTGTAATTCACAAAGGCTGTAACTTAGACGGTGGAACACTAGCTAAATTTGATGCTGATGCAGATTATTTAGACGAAGATATTAATGGAACATTTGAAGACTTTGAAATTCCAGAAACATTTAATATGCTTGCAGGCATGGAATAAAATAATTAAAATTTAGAGGGTGCTTTTAAGCGCCTTTTTATTATGGAAGGATGATTAATTAATGAGTAATTTAAGTTATTTTTTAGCAGAGAACATAGAAAAGGAAGAGGTAGTACAATATGTTGCTACCAAGAGAATCAAGGATGAAAATAAAAATCCTATAGAATGGGAACTCGGTTGTATAACAAGTGCAGAAGACCAGGAGATTAGAAAAAAATGTACTAGAAAAGTACAAGTACCTCGGAAGAAGAATATGTTTGTACCTGAGACTGATTTTGATGCTTATTTAGTTAAGTTAGCAGTAAGATGCGTTAAGTATCCAGAATTGAATAATGCAGAACTTCAAAACAGCTATAAAGTCATGGGAGAAGAATCACTCTTACAAACAATGTTAAAGGGCGGAGAATATCAAGATCTATTAAAGAAGATTCAAGAAATTAATGGTTTTGATACTGGAATGGATGAGTTGGTAGAAGAAGCAAAAAACTAATAAATGAAGGCGATGCTGAGGCAAATTATGCCTACTATTGCCTTCATAAATTTCATTGGAAACCCAACGAGTTCATAAGCTTATCGGACAAAGAAAGGTCATTTATAATTGCATCTATTAGTATAAAAACTGAAAATGATATTAAAAAGCAAAAGGAACTTGAAAGGAAAACAAAGAAATAGAAAAATATACATATTTGTTATATAATATAATAAATATGTATACTAGGGGGATGAATATGGGTGCGAAAAATAAGGTTATTGCTGGTGATTATGTGGGGAAAGTAATTATATCTACATTTAATTCTGTTGCAATAGGTGTTTCATTTGGAAAGAATTTATCTGTTGATAAACAAACCGTTGAGTCTTATGAAGTAATTACTGACGAACATAGAAAGAGTGCGGTAAGCGGAGTTGCCAGAGGAGCTGTTGGAGCTTTATTACTGGGACCTGTCGGATTATTGGCAGGATTATCTGCAAAAAATAAAGGTATATTTACTGTTGCAATTAAATTTAAAGATGGTAAAAATAGTTTGGTTGAAATTAATGATAAAATTTATAAAAATATCATAAAAACATTATTTTAAATTTTTTTATTAATAAGTACTTACTTAATAGTAGGTGCTTTTTTCATACCCCGAATTAAAGAGAGGAGGTAAATAATGGCTACAATAAGAACTGCAGTTCAAATGGTAGATCAAATGTCACCTGTTGTTAGGGGAATGACTAATGCCCTTAATATTTGTATAAGCTCATTTGAAAGCATGCAAGCAGCATCTAGTAATGCAGTTGATACTGAGAGTTTACAAGCAGCAAGAAGAGAATTGGCGGGTGCCGAAGCTTCTTTTAACCAGGTTGAAGCAAGCATAAATAATTCTAATAATGCTCAAAATCAATTCAATCACACGATGCAAGAAGGGCATAATCATGCGAATAGTCTCTTAGATACTATAAAAGGTGTGGCAATGGGGATGTTAGCGGCCCAAGTAGTAATGGGCGGAATACAAGCTATTGAAAACGGATTTAAAGCATCAGATCAATATGTCCAAACACAAGCAAGACTAAATCTTATGAATGATGGGTTAAGAACTACTGCGGAACTGAATGATATGATATTCCAATCAGCCGAAAGGTCTAGAAGTTCATATACAGAGACCGCAAAATCAATTGCTAAACTTGGAATTTTGGCAAAAGATGCTTTTTCGAGTAATGAAGAAACGATAGCATTTGCTGAGCAAATGAATAAGCAATTTAAAATTGGCGGTGCGTCAATAGAGGAACAAACTGCGGGTATGTATCAATTAACTCAGGCTATGGCATCAGGAAAATTGCAGGGTGATGAGTTCCGTTCTATTAAAGAGTCTGCGCCATTATTGGCGCAAGCAATCTCAGATTTTACGGGCAAAAGTATGGGTGAATTGCAGAAAATGTCTAGCAAAGGTGAGATTACTGCAGATATTATCAAGAAATCATTATTTGCGGCAGCTGATGAAGCTAATGCGAGATTTGAGACTATACCTAAAACAATTGAAGATGTGGGAACTAAAATCAAAAATAATGCAATGAAGATTTTTGCTCCAATATTAACCCGGATTAATGATATTGTAAATTTTAACTTTGATTCCATGGTTAATAATGTACTAGGTGTTATGAGTGTAATATCTATTATTGGTATGAGCATAATCAATATAGGAGTGGCTGTAGGTACTTTCTTTCAAAATAATTGGGGGATAATAGAACCTATAATATGGGGGATTGTGGCAGTATTGATTGTTTATAATGCAGTAATGGGAATTGCGTGGTTAACAACGCTTAAAGACGCTGCAGCCAAGGTAGCGGCAACAGTTTCAACATGGGCAGAAACAGCAGCACTCATTGCTATGACATACGCACAATATGGGTTGAATGCAGCTCTAGCTATGTGCCCTATTACTTGGATTATAATTGCTATAATTGCTTTGATAGCAATTATATATATAGTAATAGCAGTTATGAATAAGGCGCAAGGCACAAGCATAAGTGCAACTGGTGTTATCGCAGGTACGTTTGCTGCAATGGGCGCCGTAATTTACAATGTAATTGCTTTTTTGTGGAACACAATTGCCGCGTTTGTAGAATTTTATGCAAATGTATTTACCAATCCTACAGAATCTTCAAAACGTTTATTTATTAACCTTGGTCTTGCTGTTATAGATGCGATGCTTGGGGCAACTAGAGGCTGTGACGATTTTGCTACGAATATGGCCAATGCAATAATAGGCGGTATAAATAATGTAATAGACGTCTGGAACTACTTTGTTGATATTTTAAGTAATGCGGGAATAGCTGATAAGTTGGGCTTGGGTAAAGCTGATAACTGGAACTATACAGCATCAATAACAAGTACTTTAGATAGTGCAAAATCTGAATTACAAGCTCAACTAGCTAATACTCCATCAGATTACATCACAGTTCCTAGGATGGACTCTAAAGATATTGTAGCATCTTTTAACGGAGGCTATAAGTGGGGATACGATGTATCTAATATGTTTACAATGCCTGAGGTACCAAAAGCAGATCAACCTGACTACGATGAATTATTAAACAATGCAAAAGATACTGCAGATAATACGGGCAAGATGAAAGATGCTATGGAGATAACTGACGAAGATCTTAAGTACTTAAGAGATATTGCCGAGCAAGATTCTATAAATAGATTTACTACTGCAGAGGTTAAAGTTGATATGGTTAATCATAATAATATAAGCAATGAAATGGATATTGATGGAATAATAAACAGCTTGGGTGAGGGAGTTTATGAAGGTCTACAAACCGTAAGAGAGGGGGCAACATACGATGTATAGTTTTTATATTGATAAGATATTGCTTCCTGTATCTCCTTCAAAATTATCAATTAAGACAAGTAATAAGAATAAAACAATGACATTAATTAATGATGGTGAAATTAATATTTTAAAAATCCCGGGACTTACAGAAGTAAGCTTTGAGTGTCTATTGCCTAATGTAAAATACCCCTTTGCAAAATATAAATCCAATAAATTTAGATATGCTGAATATTACTTAGACAAGTTAGAAAAGCTTAAGACTCATAGTCAACCATTCCGTTTTATGGTTGTAAGAGAAATGCAAAGTGGCAAAGAATTATTTGATACGAATATGAGAGTATCCTTAGAAGATTATGATATCGCCGAAGATGCCTCAAATGGTGTAGATATAACAGTATCTATTAAGTTAAAGCAGTACAAGGACTACGGGACCAAAACTGCAGCTATAATAGAACCTATAGTGGTTAACGCAATAGCACAAACAGTTACTATTGCACCACCTGTGGAAGCTAGACCAGTTGAACAACCTACTCCTCAAACTTATACAGTGGTAAGTGGAGATTGCCTATGGAATATCTGTAAGCAGTACTTGGGCGATGGCAATAAGTGTTGGGATATTGCAACTTTGAATGGTATATCTAATCCTAATTTAATATATCCAGGGCAGGTGATAAATTTTGGATAACATAGAATTAACAATAAGGAATGAAAATACTCTTTATTATCCAAACGTTGAAGAAGGTATAACCTGGGAAACAGAAAGAAAAAGTGTTCCCGGAAAATTAACTTTTAATGTTGTTGCTGATAATATATTAAATGTTGAAGAAGGAAATCCAGTAATACTGAAAGTAAATGGTGCTGGTGTATTTTATGGATTTCTTTTTACTGTATCTAGAAATAAAGATAATACAATAAAAATGATTGCTTATGACCAATTGAGATATTTTAAAAATAAAGATACTAAATTTTTTTACAATGAAACTGCAGATACAATAATACAGGCTCTAGCGTGG